TACGGGGCTTCGGGGAGATTATTCATGCTCTTGGGAGTTTTACCGGACAGCAATAAAAAACATTAAGATTCTTCTGCAAAGACTCATTCAATGTTTCTAACTCATTCTTTTCGATTTCTAATTCTTCAATCTGCTCCTTATATGGATTAGAATTACTTTCACCTGATATATTAGCCTTGCTATTACTGACGAAGAAATAATAAGCAATAGTCAATATAACAATAAGGAGATTTAGTAGAGATATAATCAATATGAGAAGGACACCTTTATTGGATTTCCTTTGAGGTCCATCCTGCGGAATATTCCCATCTACAAATTCTTTATTTCCTTTATTTTCTTGAGATTTATTAGTTTTAGAGAAAGACCTAATACTATTTCCAATCTCATGAAGAACATCTTTATCCAAACTCTTTTGAAGATTTGTATTTTTCTTTTCAGCATCATTTAACCGAACTGTTAAATCCTGGATCATAGAATCCAGCTGCGAGAGTTTCCCATTCAAAGAAGTTATATTCTGATTACTCTTTGCAATTTCCTTATCTTTCGTATTAAGCTGTTGCTGATGCGAAGATTGCAAAGTATCTAATCTTTTCTCCCATTCAACATTATTCCGCTGTACTTCTAAAGTGGGATAATCTGTAGCAATGAGAACTCTACCTTTTTTCAGACAATCCCAAAGATTAGTTGAAAAAGAATCGTTCCAATTAATAATGTATTCTCCTTGTTCATTAGAAACTTGATTTTGAATATTAGTAAAATCAGACTCTAAAAAATACATTTGGAACAAATTATTTAAAACCTGCCTGATTGGTTTTAACTTCTCATCGGCAAAATCAGATATTAAGAATCTATTCGTTTTAATATCAAATAAAGTTCCAACTACATACCGACAATACAAGACATATAACAGTCCAAAAATTCGATAAGGATCATTACAAAATACATCTAGTCGAAAGGTTAAGCCTATATAAGAACCAGATCGTCCATTACAATCACTCACATTATTATAATTCAGAAAAGAATAATAGCAATAATTGATTCCATTCAAGTTCCGAATTTCAATGAGAAACTTAGGCGTACCTTGAAATTCTTTCTTTGATGTATTGTAAAATGTAGTAAAGTAAGTGTAATCTTCTGATACACCATTAATTTTCTGTCCATTAGGGACACCATGTATAAATAGTTCTAAATCCATCACTATCCTCTTATATGTTTATAAATTGTACTCCAAAGCATAGCCGGATACTCATCCGGACCTTGTTGATACGTCATGGGACCTTTAGTAGGTATAGTAAAATCTCCTGTTTGGAATGGAACAAAATCATATCTCCATTCGGAAAAGAATCTCGTAATTGGATTCATATTCCGGAAAGGAACAAATATATCTGGATAAAGATCCGATATATTTTTTCTGGCTTGTGGTATATTAACTTTTCCTGGCGCTATTACATATTCTGTATTGTCAATTTTATTATATACAAAGATTGTTTTATCTTTTGAACGCATCCGTTTCTTCAATTGATGAATACGTGATGCATAGTTTCGACGACCAGATTCATCCATATCTTTAGGACTTTGTTCAACGAACAAACACCAAATTTTTCTATTCGAGCTATTGATGATCGTATTAACGTAATTTGGAAATGGATCATGAGGATCCGTCACTTTGAAATACCCCTCCCCTGGAGCTTCCAAAATCTGACATAAGGGCTTTCCATTATTTAATACCTCAACCAACATAAAATTAATACGATCTGTTGATTTGGCAGCATCACTTTGATTATAAGGGGGGATAAACGAAATGTGTAAACCTTACAGAATAAGAAAAACAGGTATAATGCATGAATATCAATAAGTTACAAGGTAAAGGCAAGAATGAACGTGCAAAACGAAAAGTAACACTTGCTTTACATTGGGCTTGCACCGGCGGCCTGTTTTGAACGATGTTTTAACGCCTGGCTTTACATTGGGCTTACACAGGTTTAATATTGGGCTGTTTAAGGCGTAAATGGGGCGCACACGGGCGTTTTTATTATGTGGTTGGCGGATTCTTCGCCGGATATAGAAAGGGGCTTTAAACGGCCTCTTTTATTTTGTCTGATTCTGGTTATAATCGTGAAAAATATTTATTCGATTATTCCATATAATTATTATTTGGTATATTTGCAACAAAGAAAATACCAAATACGTTATGACAAAAGTTATTCATGTGCATTTGCTTTACGAGAAGAAGAATTATTATTTCGGCAGTCTCTCAGCCATCTTTGACGTGCTTTCTGAGGCAGAGGTCGGGATTACCAAAAGCAGCCTTCTACACGCAGGAATGACCGATGGAAGCTGTAAAATAACCAAGCGGGCGATGATTATCCAATCGCACTTGATAAGGGCGGCTAAATAGCTGTTTTATTAGTGTTTAAGTCGTATTCAAACGACTGATCCTATAATGGCGGGGTTCTAACCGGTTTGAACGGTTGTGAACACCGCCTTTTTTGTGTTGGTAGTGCACTTGGTTGTGCGTTTGGTCGTGCATTATAATGAAAACAAAAACGAAATGTGTTAAATGGTCGTGCGTTTGGTTGTGCAAAACGCTATAATTTAAGTACCGATTTATATATATATAATGTCCGAAAATACTCTGTAAACATTGTTTTTTAGGGTTTTCGCATACATAAAATACCCTATATTATATTATTGATACACCTTTATTATTTTTAATCATCTAATAATCAAAACAATCTGTGCATACTGCCTAAAACAGCAAACACTTTTCGAATCATACTGATTGGAATTTCCTGTTCCCCGTACTCAGGACTTTTGTTTGTCGGTATTAAACGTATAAATCCCTTTCTGTCAGACATGCGTACTCTTTTTACGGTTCGGTAACTGTCGGTCACTATCCCATATATTTCTCCGTATGGTAGGTATTCAATGGGGTCTGTCATTTCTTTCATCGCAATAAAATCACCATTGTTTAATTCCGGTTCCATTGAATGGCCGGTAATGTTGCACCAGATAACACCTGGCTTATTATATGGTGCAAAGTTGATATAGTAATCAGGATTGGTTGTTTGGTCATTCAGAACTATATCAAACCCACCTATAAAATCCACATTATAATAAGGTGCACCCTTATATTCGTAGTTTATCTCTGGTGAGCTTTCAGGTTTCTCTTTTCTCTGCATAGAACCATGTCCTGTTAAAAGCCAATCAGCAGAATATAGGGGATAATTTTCAACTATTCTTTGTATCCATTTAGATTGAATGTCTGTCCCATTGTTTATGGCTCTAGATAGCACTCCTTTACTGGCACCAATAATACGCTCTAAAGCACCTATTGTTGTACCTTCATTACTTACTATCTCCTGTATGCGTGATAAAATTGTGCTCATAAGTTGAAAAAAATCCCTTTAATATTTTTATGGTTGAAAATTATCATCTATATTTGCGGTGTATTCAAAATATGAATACGTTCCAAAGATATAAAAAGGCAACCATAAAAACGAATTTTAGAAGTAAAACTTAAAAAGAGCAAAGGATATGAAAGTAAATCGTAAGGCAGGCAGTTGTAGTAGCTGGCAAGAAATGGATATAGAGAGTCGCCAGGCAGTGTATTTGGCGGAACGCCTGGTTGAAAATAAGCGTGGCGTGAAAATAGGTAACGAACGCCATAATAACTGTACGTTGGATATACACTACGGAAGCAATATTTACAATACACAAATAGACATCATAAACAAAGACGGTCTGGCGGTGGCATTTTTCTCCAACGGTTATTTCTACGACACTATCGCAAGGAATCAAGTGGAACTATTCTAAGGCAATAAGATTGCAGGTTAACTGGCAGCCCGGAAAGACGGGCGGGCAATTAGTTCAGACGGTAGAACAGGCGAAACTTACCCATAGAAGCCATTGTCCCCGGTTCGAGTCCGGGATTGCCCACATCAATAACATTAAACATTATAACGATATGAAAGCGATTAAAGTTTCAGTGGATTACCACGAGTGGTCAAAGGTCGAAGGCTTTTTAGACCAATTCAGGAATGACGATGATACTTTCACCTATATGGTGGACAATGTGACGTTTGTTGCCGTGTTTGACGGCGAGTGCGCGATGGCTTATTTCAAGGCGGAGTTGGCCGGGGCGTTTGAGGACGAAGTGATTATTGTTGAACTTAGATAAAGAGAAAATCAATATGAATGAACTTGACAGGATAACGGTAACGGTTACCCGCATTATGTACGGGTTTGACGAATCCGAACTTGAAAAGGAAGGCGTGAACGAATACACCATCAAGGGCGAACGAACCATTGTGGAAATGGATGGCGAAATCTACTACGACCAGTATGCCGCCGCACATTTGAAAAAGAAACGCCCGCTTTTTAGTTCTCCGGTGGACTGCTTCTGGAATTACATCGTAATGTTATTTCCCGAAGAAAAGCCCAACTGCTGTGGCAATATTGGCTGCGATGTTTGTAATCGTCTCCACCTTATGAGGAAGCGACGGTTTGAGGTCCTCAATTTCAAGAAGCAACTTTTCAATGTTAGCCTGAAGAAGTTCCTCCTGGGCTTTAAATCCTCCTTTGGAAAGAAGTTCAGATGCTTCAAGATGTAAAAGGAATGAGACCTTATAGGCGTTGGCACTACATTCGCTAATCAGGTTGAGCCTTTGAAAGTGTTTCATAATGCCTATGACCTTTTCCTTTCCCTTAACGGGGTATTCAGAGTAAGTAAAGCCTGCAACACCAGCATAGGAACCATGCTCGCAGACAAAGGAAAGCATAAGGTCTTTTTCTTCAATGATTGGATTCATAATGGTACATTTTAATTGGATATGCTACAAATGTAGCAAAACTTCCGTGGTTCGTGAGAATAGCGGAAGATATTTAACAAGGTAATGAATTAAAAAACAGGTATAAAATGAAGAAACGAATTATAGTAGAATATGGTGAGGTGAAAAGAATTGCTCACCTGATGAACTGCACTCAGGAAATGGTATCGCACAGCCTGGCATTCAGGAAAGACACCAAGCTGGCGAAGGCTATCCGAAAAATGGCTTTGATGCGTGGTGGCGTTGAAGTGGGTAATGAACCGGTAAATGATGTGAGCCATGAAAACGATATGGTCAGTACTGCTCGGTAACGAGCTGGAATGGTGGAGAAGTCTCACCATAAAGCAAAAAATCTATGCCGGATATTTTCTTTTCAGTTTCACCCTGCTGCTCGGAACAGCTGAAGGAAATCCTTTATGGGTGATTCTACTGATTGCATTAAACTTCGGTAATTCAGTCAGATTAGTTAAGAGAGTTCCGACGGATAAGCTGAAAGAGTATTAAAATTGAAAACTGCCGAGTGATGGAATATTTCAATAACGAACTATGCGTAACCTACGAGGAGCTTACTTCCGGTGATGATCCTGTGATAAAGTTTTACACTTTGAGCAGTAATATTACCAGAAAAAGGATAAGAACTGCCCAACGTGGCGGTGGCGAAGGTTCTTACGCATTGATCATCTATTCCTCGCTTCCTGAAAAATACAAGGTCCGTTTTGTAGCGAAATACGGAGATCCGGAACAAATATTAAAACAACAGCGTATGAGAGACAGGGTAAAGACAGACGACAAGGCACGTGCATTTTACGAGGACTACCGGTATGAAATGAACGGTGTGGAAACCAGCCTCAGCGACAAGCTGAAAGCGGAATACACACTCAACGCCTCAGTTCTGAATGCGCTCATATATGACCTGGAGGATAAAACCACCAGCCGGAAGATGTTGGGCAACAGCCTGGCCACCCTATGGGAAAGCGTTGTCGCAACCAGTGAGAACCTGCGCGAGATATACCAGCACACCCTGCCGAATAATCTTGCCCGGCTTAGGGAAAAGATTCGTTTTTATAAGAAAGATGGGTATATATCCCTTATTTCCGGAAAGGTCGGTAACAAAAGCACCGTAAAGATCACTCCGGAGATGGGCCGCCAACTGATTGCCTTGCGCCGGAGTCGTGTCCCGGTCTACAACTACGCCCAGATATTCGATGAAATAAACCGTATCGCCTTAGAAAAGAACTGGAAACCGCTCAAAAGCAAACGGAGCATGGTTCAATGGTTTGAACGTCCGGAAATAGAGCCGCTTTGGTATGATGCCGTATTTGGCGAACTGGCAGCCCATCAGCGTTACGGAAGGAAGCATAAGACGAAACTACCCGACCGGCGCGACACACTCTGGTACGGCGACGGAACGAAGCTTAACTTGTATTACAGGGACGAGGATGGAAAGATACGCACCACTATGGTGTATGAAGTCATAGACGCTTACAGCGAGGTTCTTTTAGGCTACTACATCAGCGACCACGAGAATTTCGAAGCTCAATACAACGCCTACCGTATGGCAATACAGGTAAGCGGGCATAAGCCTTTTGAAATTGTGCACGATAACCAGGGCGGGCATAAACGGTTGGAAAAGGATAAAGACTCTAAAGAAGAAGGGTTCTTCGACAAAATATGCCATATCCACCGCCCGACTGCTCCTTACAGCGGCCAAAGCAAGACGATTGAAAGCATATTTGGCAGGTTCCAATCGCAGGAACTGCATAAGGACTGGCGGTTTACAGGTATGAATATCACGGCAACTAAAGCCGAAAGCCGTCCGAACCTGGAATTCATAGAAGAAAACAAAGACCAGCTTTTCACCCTGGACGAGTTGAAAGCACATTACGCTGAAGCACGCCGTGCATGGAATGCAGCACCGCACCCGGTGACAGGTATTCCCCGCATAGAAATGTATGAAAAGAGCGAGAACGAGGAAACTGACGTGGTGACGGTACACGATATGGTAGACATATTCTGGATATGGGCAAAACGCCCGGTAACCTTCACCGACCAGGGTATACAGATAACCATAGGCAGCCTGAAGAAGCCCTACGAGGTGTTCTCGGCACCCGGAGAACCTGACCACGAATGGCGACGGAAAAACACATACCGCAAATTCTATGTCAAATACGACCCGAACGACCTCCGAAGCATCCGCCTGTACTGGAAAGACAATGCCGGACAGCTCAGGTTTGAGCGGGTGGCTGAGCCTTACATGGTTGTTCACCGTGCTATTCAGGACCAGGCAGAGGGCGAGGCTGAATTTATCCGCAGGGAACAGGAAGCAAATATACGCGACCGCATCGAACGTCAGGTGATAGCGAAAGAAATAGAATACGCTTACGGCGTTGCCCCAGAGCAGAACGGTCTGAGCACTCCGAAACTGAAAGGCGTAACCAAAGAGGTGCAGCGTGAAATCGACCGCAGAACCAGGAAATACAGCCGTGATCCGGAAGAAATACAACTGGGCAGGACCACCAAGAAGGCAAGCCTCATGACTTGGGACCAGTTGAAGGGAAACAACGAGGTGGACTACCGGAAAGTGGCAGGCAAATTATAAAGTAGTAAATAAGAAATCAATAAAATGCAAACAATATGGAATTATTAAGTACAAAAGAAAAAGACGCTATCCGTGAAGCTCTCAGGGCATACGTCGCCAAATATCCAAGCCAGAATAAGGCTGCTGGCAGTTTGAAAAACACGAGTGTCGGCACGATCAGTAGCATAATGAATGGGAAATACGATAATATTTCGGACGACATGTTCCGCAACATCGCTTCACAGGTGGGCAGCGGAAAGGCTGAAACAGGTTGGCAGATTGTGGAAACATCCGCTTACCAGGAAATAAGCTACGCACTGGACGATGCCCAGCACTGGCGCAACGTAACATGGGTGGTTGGTGAAGCCGGATGCGGAAAGACTACGACGGCACGCATCTACACGGAAGAGCACAAGGAGGTTTTCTATATCCTTTGCTCCGAGGACATGAAGAAGGGCGATTTCGTGCGTGAGATAGCCCACAAGGTCGGAATCCGGACAGACGGACACAATATCCGCGAAATATGGGGATTGATCCTGGACGACATTATTCAAATGGAAGCCCCGCTGCTGATATTCGACGAAGCAGACAAGCTGACCGAACCCGTATTCCATTATTTCATCAGCCTATACAATAAACTGGAGGACAAAAGCGGGATTATCTTCATGAGTACCGACTATATCAAAAAGCGCATAGAACGTGGGCTGCGTTACAGGAAACCGGGATATAAGGAGTTTTTCAGCCGTATGGGGCGAAAGTATTTCGAACTGGAAGAAACTTCTGCCACCGACGTGTATTCCATTTGCGTGGCTAACGGGCTGAGCGACAAAAAGAAGATAGATGAAGTAATCCGCGATGCCGAGCCGTGCGACTTCGACCTCCGCCGGGTAAAGAAAGCCATCCACCGGGCAAAACGAATGAATGAACAATAAATACAACTGTTCAAACGGTATTTGAACACTATTCAAAAAAGGTATGAAACGAGCATTAAGCGTAAAAGATATATTGGATAAGAAATATAATACTTTCCCTTTTGAGGGAAAATGGAAAGCCGCCTTCGGGACTCCAGAACGTGTTGGTGTGTGGTTTATATGGGGTAACAGTGGAAATGGAAAGACCTCTTTTGTCATGCAGCTTTGCAAAGAGCTCTGCAAATACGACAGGGTCTTGTACGACAGTCTGGAAGAGGGAGCTTGTCTGACAGTTCAGAACAACCTCAAGATGCACGGCATGTCGGAAGTGAGCCGCCGTTTGGCATTCATACAGGAAGATATGGAAGCTTTGAAGAAAAGGCTTCGCCAGCATAAGAGTTACAATATCGTCGTGGTAGACAGTTTCCAGTACACACGGATGAGTTACCGCGACTATATCAGTCTGAAAGAGGCCTTCCCGAACAAGCTGTTTATCTTCATCAGCCATGCACAAGGCAAGAATCCAAGAGGGGATGCCGCTGTTGGGTTGATGTATGATGCCACGCTGAAAATATGGGTCGAGGGCGGAATCGCATTCAGTAAAGGAAGATTTAAAGGACAAAACGGGGAGTATGTCGCCTACCCGAAGCTGGCCGAAGAATATTGGAGCGACAGGGAAAAAATCGGTGTGTACAAATGATGAGCAAGAAAAAAGTTTACCAGTTAGGCATGGAACCCCAATATGCCGCCCATGTGCTCCTGCTATGGAACGAAGGCGAATACCCTTGCGACATCCGGGTACGGCGGGCAAAAACGGCCGGACTGATTGTGATTGAGATAGAAAATCTGGAACTGGCAAACAAGATAGTCAATGCCACCCATTGCAAGGTGGTAATAAAAGAAGTTGAACAACATAAATCATAATTCTTATGGACGAGACAATAGAAGCAATCTTGAATTACGCAATCAAAAAATCCGAGGGATTTTCACACAGTGATCAATCTTTTATTTTCACTGAATTGTCGGAACGGCTTTCAGCCTTATCGCATGACGCATTAATGGTCGAATACGGACTAAAGGAGGAGGATTTTGAATGAAAGCACGTAACTACGCACGATTTTATGTCCTTCTTAACCGTTTGCCTACGGTAGATAAAGATGAGCTGAAAGCATCGCTTGTAAGTCAGTACACCGGTGGGCGGACGGAATCGCTCCGGGAAATGACTGAAAAGGAGTACGACGCAATGTGTGATGAACTGCAACGTCAGGACTCAAACCTGAAAGCCCGTGAGCTTTACCGGGAAGAACTGAGACGCAAACGATCCGCAGTTTTAAAACAATTGCAGAAAATCGGTATTGATACAACAGACTGGAGCCGGGTGGATGCCTACTGCATGAATCCCCGGATTTCCGGTAAGGAGTTCCGGAAACTGACCGTTGACGAACTGGAAACTGTAAATATCAAGCTCCGGATTATCCGAAGAAAGGAGGAAGAAAACAACAATAGTAATCAACTTTTAAATTGACAGAATTATGGAAGAAGTGAAACAGACAGTAGAAATGACAGCTGAGGAAAAACAGCAGTTTGAAGAATTTAAGGCTGCACAGGCGGCTAAAAACGCAAAGGAACAGGCTAAGCGTGATCGTGAAGCCTATCGTGACCTGGTGGATGAAACAATTGAACGCACCATTCCGTCGTTGGAGAGTCTAAGTCAAGGTATCAAGGAAACAAAACAGTCCATACTGGATGATTTCCGCAATGTAATAGAAATGAAGGCCGACGTGCTTAAGTTGAAGAAGGACGGGCAACGATCCGATACCTTTACTAATTCGGCAGGTGATAAACGCATAACGGTCGGCGTGTATGTGACTGACGGCTATCGTGACACCGTGGAGGACGGCATCGCCATCGTCAAGGAGTATATCGAAGGGCTGGCGAGTGATGCCAAGACGCAGGCTCTCGTGAAAATGGTGCTCCGCCTGCTTGCCCGTGACGCCAAGGGCACACTGAAGGCGAGTCGTGTGGTGCAACTGCGCAAGATTGCCGAGGAGACCGGTAACGAACGATTCATGGAAGGTGTACAGATAATCGAGGAAAGCTACCAGCCGGCAATCAGCAAACAGTTTATCCGGGCTGAGGTTAAGAACGAGAATGGAGCGTGGGTTTGTATTCCTTTAGGCATGACGGAGGCGTGACTTATGATAATAGCGGTAGATTTTGACGGAACGATTTGCAGAAGTGACTACCCCGCTATTAAGGGTGAAATGCCCTATGCCGGGGAAGTGCTTAGGAGACTGCACGACTCAGGCCATTATATAATCCTGTGGACATGTAGATGTGGCCCCCAGCTTTTAGCGGCCATCAACTGGCTGTTGGAGCATAAAATACCTTTTGACCGTATAAATGACCACAATCCTGATAACGTTCGCTTATATGGAGAAGGTGGTAATAAGGTTTATGCCCATTGTTATATAGATGACAAAAATGTTGGCGGGTTTCCCGGATGGCAGGAAGTGGAGCGAATGATTAACGAAATGGAAGTTGAATATAAAAACAGATTGAAATAATGAAAAACATTTTAGGACGATTCAAGAGAACACAAGTAAAACAACCGGCTGTGTCGCAGCCGGCAAGTGTGGAACCAAGCCCTAAACGCGAAAGGACAATTCCGCCGCATATCGTAGCCTGCAAGGTGTGTGAAGGCAAAGGCATGAAAGACGGCGCAGTCTGCCCCCAGTGCAAAGGTTCCGGGCGCGTAATCGTGTCATGCGAAGTAACAACTTATATTTCGGCTTATGTGCCGGAAAATGGTTAACTATATTCCGGAAAGAGTTTCACTACATTTCAGTTGAAGTTTCACTACTTTTTGATTGAAATGTAGTGAAGAAAAAGTATAAAAGTAGTATCAATTCAAAAACGACGAAAAAATGAAAAGAGTAAAAGGAACAGCTGGCGTATCGCTATTTGAGTGTATAAACGCCGACCAAAATAAGTGGAACGTCCGCTGGGATGTTCAGGAGAATCCGGAAACGGATGAAGGCCAGACGAACGGTGTCAACTATATGGAAGAAACATTCCTGTTTAAGCCGGATCTGAGCGACGTACAGCAGATAATATCATTTTGGTGTGGAAGTACGGAGGCAACCGCAAAGTTTGTTTTGGATGGCAAAACAATAGAAATGTCTGAACAGGGACTGTTGTTCCTGCGTAGCCAGGCGCAGGCGTCAGAAGGTGATAATGTTTCAATAGTTACGTCAGAGGGCGTTATTGAAGTGACATCGCAGGAGGCTCTGTATATTGTAAACGATATGACGCGATACCTGTCAGCATATAACAATAACACTTTAACACTTTTGAACGAAATCGAGGCGGCAGACAGTATTGACGTACTAACCGCGATGGACTACTCTACCGGGTATCCAACCCCGACAAGTATGACATTGCAACAGGTCAAGGACGCCGTTTCAAAACAAGGGTCAACCCCGGAACAGCAGGCGGTATTATTTGCCCGTATGACAATAAATTCTGTCGACTTGTCTAACAACGATGCACTGGCGGTTAAGGATCTTCACCCGTCCTGGGAGTCGTTTATAGGCAAAGAGCTGAAGGCGAAAAGCCGTGTTACTTATGGCGAAAGTTTGTTCCGTGTTCGCCAGGATATTAATCCGGTACTGGAAAACCAGCCGCCAAGTATTGAAACTGCAGCTTTGTATGAAGAAATAAATGAAGAAAACGCTGGTACGATTGATGACCCAATACCATATAATAACAATATGGAGTTGTTTACCGGAAAGTATTATTCGCAGAATGGAGTGATTTATAAATGCACCCGCGACACCGGACAGGCGGTTTATCAAGATTTGGCTGATTTGGTTGGGATTTATGTGGAGAAAATAGAATAGATTGAAAAAAGACGTTTTTAAAGGGGTTGAAACCTATATAATGAGAAAGCGGGGCTGTAAGCTACCGCTTTCTCATTATATAGGTTTATTTTTCAGAATGTTATGAAACAATTCTGACTTTTTGGGATTACCGATAATTGAACATATTTTTGTGGGACAAATTTTAAACAATAAATTCTATGATGAAATATTTTAAAGCTGTGGATGTAATTTTCCCGAAAAAGTATGTTGCAAACGTGAACGTCCTTTTTGATGGTGGACTTCACTCTTTTTCTATAGCCGAATTAGATTGGGAAGGTGGAAAATGTTTTGGTATGAGATGGAATGTTGCGCGTAATGAATGGGATAGAGAAGATAAGCAAAAAGGTCGTTCAATTTGCTTGGGCGTACCCACATCTCATGGAAAGCCTGTTTGGTTTATATTACCTGCTGTATCAGTAAATTATATAAATCAGATAATTGAAGATGAAAAGAAACGGTTAAAAGAAGAAGGGCTGCAGGATGAATGATTATCAAAAGGCGAGAAGTGTAAAACTATCCCGCCTTTTATTTTGCTCGTTGGTGTCAATTCGATAAATTTGTAATTGAAACTAAATATCTGGGGTAAATGAGCTTAAAAGGATGTTCATACGCACGCCGTGTTGTTGAGGTAAATGCAATTTACGACGAATACGCCAAAACCGGACTGTCTAACCGGGAAATTTGGCGCAGATACATTTACCCTATCTACGGAATAACGGAGAAGACCTTCTACAACTATATCAATGCCGCGGCCAATCCCAAGGTGACGCAAAAAGTAAACGAATTACAGCTTAGCCTTTTCGACTGATAAACTCAGGTGGAACCGGGTGTTTAACCAGCATCTTCACCGCCGAATCGTCATACAAAAGTGTTTGATAAACCTCCGTATCATCCAGTATTTCCTCGTGGTCGTGGCAAGGGATGGACGCCGATCTCTTAAATGATCCCCAATATTCGCCAGTGAACCCGTGCAGGCAGCGGTTTATCTTGTCAAGCAAATCCAGGTGAAATTCTTCGCCGTCGTATCCTTCTGGCTGGGCGATCGTCAGGACGTGCAGCCCGACAGTCAGGTCCGCATCCTGTAATCCTCCTTGCTGGTGTCGCCATGCCAGGCGTCCGAACTCAATAAATACAGCGGGCATCGGGAAATGCGCTTCCTCTTCAATAAACTCCACTTGCCGGTTCCACAATCCAAAATGTTTTATCGCAAAATCGGGCGTTTCTCCGGCTTCTATCATTTGTTTGATACGTTCTTCCGATACCAACTCGATGTTGCCACTGTCGGCCATTAAGAGGCGCGACAGGCGTTTCTTTAGTTCCTGGTATAAAATCTTTCTCATTTGTCTATGATTGGATGGTTCTTTAAATATTCCTCAAAGTTCTGTTCGGTTATTTCCCGGATGATCCGGTCGGTATTGCGTCCGGATCCGATAAAGCGGCGTTCGGGTATCTTGATGGCGGAGCCGACTTTCTTCAATGCCATCGCCAGGTAAAACTGTTCCTTTTCGGACAGTTCCCGGTTGTATTTGTTACCGCGGCGTTCGCCGTTCTTCTTGTACTGGTATTTACCCCTCGTCTCTTTTAGCCTTCCGAAGAAATATCCCTTCATCTTCCTTGTAACCTTAATTTCCCCGCCTTCATTATGAATCGGCGCGTAGGGCAAGTTAGACGAGTACACCAGCTCGCCCCGACGTTTCCGGCTTCGGATGCTTCGACGTAACCCTCCAGTGCGTTGCATGAGTGAACCCACACCGTCATCAAATTTCCTTTCGGGCCATTCCTTTTCATCGAAAAAGGCTTTCCGCTCGAAATTCCGGTCAAATTCCTCGTCAAACTCGACTTTGATGTCCTCTATTGACCGGTCGATGACTTCTTTCTTAAAATCTCCGTCCATAGGATTGGGTTTTAAATTATTAGTTGTATATTTGCAGTGAAAAGCGAGTGAATTGTGTGGGCTAAGCTGGTCAAGAACCTAAGGGGCCGCCGATTTATTCGCTTTTTATTTTGTCTGTTACCGAATACAGAAAACGGTCGTACTTTTTCTTGCCGTCTCTATTTTCAAATTCAGCTTCTGCCACATTTAGATATACCGTTTTACCGTTAATTTTTCCTTTCAAATAAAAGAACCGTTTCACCTTATCTTTCCGTGCGTGACTTAATCTGTCAGATGTACTGACATAAACAGACTGTTTCAATACGTCGTCTAGATGTGCTAAATCGTCCGGTTTTAATACAGACGACCGCCCGAAGGTGTCACTGTATAAGTGCTTATTCCCTTCTTTGGTGAATCCGATACTTTTCTTTACCCCGTCAATCTCTAAAACAACCTTCTTTTTCAAAAGCGGTTGCATTTCCCGGAGGTAGTGTTTCCGTTCGATGGCAGCCTGAGATTTGGCGATGTCCCCGGCGCATTCATGAATGATCGGGCAGGCGGCGCAAAGTTCGTTGCTGGGAATCTTTGCCAGTTCCAGCCCGTTCTTTTTGCAGGTGGCACACTTCTTTATTGTGTACGAGTTGTAAGCCGGATAAGCCGCACGCTGTTTGCCCGGATTGAAGCGGAACATTTCGGCGTATTTACCCTCGGTTGCCTTATCCCCGGCTTTCATAGCTTCTTTGCTGTCAGTTGCCTGGTATTTGGCGGCGCGTACCTTTTGGACGGTACAACGACAGTTAAAACCATTCGGAGGATAATATTTGTCCCAGAACGGGTCGGAGGACGGCAGGGTGATACCATTCAGTTCCTGATGTGCCGGGCGTACCTTCTTATCCCCAGCGGTACGGTACTGGAGCAAATAACGACCTTCCCCGCCGTCCTGTTGCTCTTCCCACTTGGCAGCCATTTCCGCACTTTGCACAGCGAAATTGTATTCAGTTTTCAAATAGTGCTTGTTGTAAGTGTCATTTATCTTTTGAACATCGTTTGAAAACTGTTCAAACGGCTTTAAATCGCCGTTTTCGTCCAGCAACAGGTTTGCAGCTTCTTTCATCTCGTGAAAAGTCTTGAACCCAGAGAATACGCCGGCACTTTCCCGTAGGCTGGAAACCATCTCTTCCGACGGTGATTCCTGTATAATACCACGTTCAATACCTTTTGAAAGGTAAGCCGCGGTTTCCTCAATTAGTCTGCGAACCGGCTTTTCTTTCAGCATTCCCGCCCCGAAGATGCGTTTGCCGTGTAGCCACCTCATTGCCTTTTCGAAGGCTGACTCAACACCTGACATATCCGGGTAATCGTCAGTGTCGGATAATTGCAGGTTTTCTTCCTGATATAACGTATCAATTCTTTTGTGTAGCCCGGCATAATCATCCGGGCTCAGTCGAAAAAAGGGTGCGCCAGTTGTGTAGAAGTGTCCTGAACAGTCTTTTTACCGATAATGGGAACGCCGTATTTGTCGATAAAATATTTCGGGTCAACCTCGTAGCGGTCAGCAATCATTTTTTCGTATTCCAACTGCTGTTCCGGTGTGTAGTCCACGCTGTCGTCCCATTCAAAGTGCAACCCTTTTACCGGAAAACCGTGCTTTACCATACGTGGCAGGAGCTGGTCGTTTACAATGTCTTTTACGAGGTCGGCATCCTTTTCGACCACATTCTCGAACACTTCCAAATGGACTTCCGACTGTGAAAGGCTGCTACCGTTGTCGATGGTCATTGTTTGGTTCAGGATACCTTTTGACAGTTCCGAGTTGGCCCGATCAATGCGCTTGTCATAGACGTTAAAGGCATCGCCCCGTGTCGTCTCCTTGATGTCAATATCGGTTCCGTCCGGGAACAGGCCCCATGCAGCTGCGCCCATCGAAGAAAGCATGTTTTCTATCTGACTACGGTCTTTCGGGTCGCGTGCCGTTGTTTTGGCGATACGGATCGGCATACCGAATATTTCTCCAAACTGGTCCCAATAGGCAAGCATATTCTTTTTCGGTATGGTTTGCGTTGCCGCTTTCAGGTATAAGCCCAAATCCTTCGGCTTACCGGCTTCCAACACCCAGTCGGCCATCGGCCCTTCCCGATATGGTATGCCCGAACGCCATTCGTCGCTCTGTTCCCTGATGATTACGCCGTATTCCGGTATTACGTGCTTACGGTTCACCAGTTCCACGTTGGTATAACGCATTTCCCCGTCAATGCTCATTACGTCCCCCAACTGGATAAGTGAATGTCCCCAATACCGGGAATCCAGTATATAACCGACCAGATCCTTGAACCAAACCGCCTCGAAAAGCCGGGTTGCGTTATCGTTCTGTTTTCCTTTGGCATCTACCAGTTTGAATCCTTTCTTCTGGACGAACCCCTTTCGCTGCTCAACACAGCCGACCAGGTGCAAGTCCACTTCCACATCGCGGTAGATGTCATACAGCCGTCCGCGTCGTGGGTTTTCGATGTCGATAGCCTGTTGCCACGCCTGACGCCATGAGCGCATATCCTTTTGCGTCAAGGCTTCGGCCTGGAGCTTCAGTTCTACCGTCAGCGACTGAAGCCGACGACGGTCTTTTGCCGATGCCAGGTTGAACCCTCCAATCTTCATGCCTGGATTATATTTGTTTCTTTTTGCCATAATCTACCATATATAAGTATTTTGTCTTCCGGAACCCCATTTGACAGGGTTGTTCACGTCTTCCTCGCCATCTTCTCCGGTTGTGGTGGGAAGGTCAGGAATTATCTTACCCGCCTGCACACCTTCCAGCCATTTGATGGCAAGTTCGTAACGTTCTTTCCTTATTTCGTGCCCCATCTTGTTTGGCAGCCACGCAGAAAGATGGTACAAGGATACGTCGCAGGTACGGAGCACGATAATATTATTCCGCTCGCTCCCGGAGGTGGCGAAAATCTTCTTCACATCGTACCGGCTTCTTAGATAGCCGGACACTTCCTCGATAGCCATCCGTTCGGCGGTTTCCCGTTTTTCCTCCGAACATTGCTGCAATACGTTCAGTGCCGTATTGCTTGCCACGATATAATCTTCTTCGGTCAGAAACATAGGCTTACCCGGTTATAAGGATTGCTTTCTTCTCCAGATCCTGAATGGTTGTACCTTTACGGAATTTCCTTTGGGTAATCATCTTTTTCAGTTCCTGTTTGGAATATACTTTAGGAATGCCAGCCACCATAAGGACAAGATACCGGCGTTTGCTAACTCTGGAAAGTTCTTCTGCCAAGCGAATGGCACGTTTTATCCTGTAACTCAGGATAAGGTCTTTAATAAACTGTTTCATCTTACCATATATTTTTAGGAGACCGGCGTGTGCCGATGCTCGGTTTAAACTTCTGTATTCTTGAATGCTTCTGCAATACATTGATTGCACCTTCATCAGCGTCGGGACCATCATCGTGTGTGCTGCTGCCTTTTTCGATTGAAAGTGTCTGTTCAATACCGGCCAGCATATCGGGGTCGTTCTGTAAATCCTCGTTATAAAAGACAAAACCACGTTCCCAAAGCGGTGATACCGCTTCGATACGCTGGAACTTGTCCGGCTTTTTGCGCTTGTCGGCCTGTATTGGTAACTGGTATCCGCGAAGGTTTCCCTCTTCCTCGAAATCGTCAAGCAAGGTGTCTTGCAGGAAATTCGCCTCTATCATGTATTTGCAGATAACCCCTTCCGGCAGGCTTTCGTGTAAGTCATAGAACCAGCGTACCATTTCCGCAACGGAACATTGCCGGACAAAAGCGCGGATATGGTGCAGTTCTGTACCGACTTTGCCCCATACCTTGATGGCCTTGTAGTCGTTTTTTGTAGAGCCTTTGAATGAGGGGTCGCAGTAAGCTACAATTTCGTCGTACTTGTCGAGCGGCAATATCTTTTTCCATCGAATCCAATCCTTGCGGAATACCGAACCTTCTTTGATCGGGTTGTTCATGTATTCCTTTTCAAAGGCCCGGTAGCCCATGAACTCGCGCTTTTCCTGAATACGTTCAGGAGTCCAGTATTCCGGCCATGCCGATTTGCCGTTCTTATCCAGGACGTTAACCTGGCTTACTTCTACGCCTTTTGATGCGGCTATGTTTGCCAATACGCTGCATTTGCTGATAAGGTTACCTACCATGATAAAACGCCCGCCTTCGGCCCCGAACGCACCGAAAAGGGCCTCTTTTACCCATTCGGTCAGTTTACGGACACGGCTGTCATTTTCACACAATTCGTCGTCGTCGAGGTCGTCGATAACGATATAATCCGGTCGCCGGTTCCTATAACGGAGACCACGCGGAGACTGTCCACGACCGCGGGCAAAGAAGGCTACGCCGTCTGAGGTTACAAACTCGCCATCCTGCCAGTTTCCGGCATTGTATTTGGTTCCGAAGTCGTGGGTATATCGTTTGTTGTATTGTAGTTCTGCTTGAATGTCGCCAAGCAAGGTGCAGGCGGCATCCTCTGACTTGCCCACCAATACCATAACGTTTATTTCACGTCGCTTCTGTGCCATGAGCCACATCGGAATCATGACGTCCATGTGGGTAGATTTAGCCTGGCCACGTGCCCATTTGAAAACAGCCTTCAATGTCCGGCGTTTCAGTATCTTTTTCGCTGCCTCAATATGGTGCTTTGCGGAAGGGATAACTTTGCCAGTTTCGCTGTCGGTACAATAATGCGGAAAGTAATATTCCACGAAACAGGCGTAATCTTTCCGGGCGCGGCTGATGCGTTCCATCTGCTCGGCCTTTGTTTCGGCCGTGTTGACGGTGGAAAAGTTCTGTATGGTCTCGCAAAGCTGCTTCCACCTTTTCAATGCTTCTTTCTGACTTATCTGTGTCGCCATATACATTTATATATTATAGCCCCGGATTTTCGGCCGAAACCTGTTCCGCGATAAATATATCCTGGTAGCGGTTGGTCATTTTCAGGAAATCCACCGTCAGTTCTTTATCTATCTGGGTACGTGCTACCAACCAGTTGTTATAGGAAGTAAGCACCTCGATAATGGTCGTGGCGTTGGTGCGCTTGTCTATCTTCTCGATGCTGGCTGCCAGCTTTGCCATTTCGTCGGCTGTCATATCCCCACTCTCCAGCCTTTCGTCAGCCTTCCTCATAATTTTCGCCACAAGCTCCTTACGGGTGATAGACTTGGCTGTGCGTAGCGCGTCCCAGCCACCATCATTAACCCACTTGTTTATTGTTACGCGGGAAACTCCGACTTTTTCGGCAACCAGTTTTTGTGTATCTCCATTCAAGTAATAGAGCCTTGCCAGTTCCTTCGTTTTTTCAAGTTCTTTCTTTGATGTTGCCATAAAATTGATATTAGCTTTTCAGCAAAATTGTAAAGGAAATCGTGCTTCGGCAATTAAGAATGTAGTCGTTACATAGAAGTGTGTAACCATTACATAGAAGTGTGTAACCATTGCGCTCTTATTTTGACAGGTGTATTTACAATAATATGTTTGCGACAATCAACGAACAAACGAATGGCAAAAAGAATAGTAATAAGCGATGAGTCGGTAAACTGCTACGGAACGTGGATCAGCACGGCGGGAATGGATATTTCCCAATATGAGAGGAATCCGGTACTGCTCTGGATGCACTGGCGTGGTGTGATAATCGGCTGCATCAAAGATGTGAAGAAAGAGGAAGGGCGGGTGACGGGAGAGCCCTGGTTTGACGAAGTGCGCGAGGAGTCCAAACAGGCGAAGGCGCAGTGGGAAAAGGGCACACTGCGTATGGCTTCTGCTAATGTGGATGTACTGGAATACAGCGACGCTCCGGAGCTTATCAAGCCCGGACAGTATCGTGCGACCGTCACCCGCAGTAAGCTGACCGAGGTCAGTATGGTGGACATCGGTGGTAATGACAATGCTCTGCCGCTTATATTGAACGCTGACGGAAAAGAATTGAAACTGGTAGCCGGAGAGGACTCGGAAAACCTTCCGCTGCTTATTAATAACACTCAAAAATCAGACGAAAAGATGGATTTTAAAGCAATCGCCCTGAAACTTGGGCTGCCGGAAACGGCAACGGAAAAAGAAATCCTTTCCACAATCGAAGTGCTGTTGGACTATAAAACTGCCAACGAACAGTTAAGAAAGGAAAAGGAAGAAATTAGGATGGCTGGTATTACCGCCGCGGTAGAAAATGCCATTAACGAACGTCGTATCACGGCCGAGAAAAAGAACCATTTTGTCGAGCTCGGCAAAAAGGTCGGCCTTGAAACTTTGAAGATAACCTTCGAAGCCATGACACCGGCGCAGAAACCAACTGACGTGATCCGACTTTCCGGTGGAAATTCCGCTTCTGCCGAGTGGAAGAAATTATCAGACGTTCCGGCCGACAAGATTATGGAACTGAGAACAAACGACAAGGCCACTTATATGAAGCTGTATAAGGCTGAATATGGTGTGGACTGTCCTAATTATTAATTAATCAATCAAACAAATCAAAAACAAATGGAATCAAAAGGAATCAAAGCTATTACTGCCCTGCTGTTTAATGCGGTGATGGGCGTTATGGTTGCCGCCGTGATGGGCGTTCCGGTTATGGCCGGAGCCGCTACCGCTGTCAGCGTATCATTAGTGGCTGGTCCTTTCTTGCCTTCCGGAGCACTTTGCGAAGGGGTGCTGACCGAGGTATGGACTGGCGAATTAATCAAAACACTTCGTGCCGGAGACGTGGCAACCTTTCTTGATGGACTGCCAGACTACTCCCAATATGCGGAGAATGACGTAATTCACATGATTGATGTCGGTGGTGATCCGGAAGTATTAGTCAATAACACGACCTATCCTTTGGCTGTGCAGGATATTACTGATACCGATGCGGTGTTCTCCCTGGATAAGTTTCAAACCAAACCGACACCGGTAACGGACGATGAACTATACGCTTCTTCCTACGACAAGATGTCGAGCCTGAAGGAACGCCACGCAGACGCGATAAAGGAAAAGAAATTTGCCAAGGCTATCCATGCGCTGGCCCCAGACAGCGACAGTGCCAAAACCCCTGTTTTGAAAACATCCGGTGAGGTTGTTGGTGGTGGTGCTACCGGACGAAAGCGTTTGCAAATCTCAGACATTATCGCGCTTAAGGATAAATTTGATAAAATGAAGATTCCCGTACAGGGAAGGCGTCTTGTTTTGTGTAGCGATCACGTTAACGATTTGCTTCTGACGGACCAGAAGTTTAAAGACCAGTATTATAATTATACTACCGGTAAAATTGCCAACCTGTACGGATTCGAGGTGTACGAGTATTCGGACAACCCAGTTTACAAGACAGCCGGAACAAAGGTTGCATTCGGAACGGCAGCAAGTGCTAATGAATATCAGGCTTCCGTTGCCTTCTATACCAAACGCGTGTTTAAGGCAGCCGGCAGCACAAAGATGTATTACTCGGAGGCAAAAACAGACCCGCTTAACCAAAGAAGTCTTGTGAATTTCCGTCATTACTTTATCGTGCTTCCTAAAAAGAAAGACGCGATGGGAGCTATTATGTCAGAATATAAAAGCGAATAATTATGGGCACACCACGAGGTATCAGAAATAATAATCCCGGTAACATCCGTAATTCGGATGCTACCGACTGGAAGGGAGAAGTGCCTGCTATGGCAAAGAGGGACAACACGTTTGAAGAATTTACAGATATGGCACACGGCTATCGTGCGTTGATAAAGCTATTGCAGAATTATCGTCATAAGCACGGTTGTAAAACAATAGCGGACTTTATCAACCGGTGGGCTCCACGAAGCGAAAACAATACTTCAGGCTATATTACGCGTGTTTGCAAAGAAATGGAAGTTCCCACGACGTTTGTTCCGGATGTGGCCGATAAAGGTACGATGTGCGCCTTTGCCGCTGCGATAAGCCAGGTAGAAAATGGTATCCCGGCCGTAATGAAAGACGTTGAAGCCGGTTGGGAATTGTTGAACAAATAATGTAACTCTGTGAAATCAGGATGGGAATACCAGAAATAATATCCATAATCGCCGCAATCGTTACCGCACCGTTCAGCTCGTGGCTTACAGCTAAACTGCTGCGTAATAAGTATGAGGCGGAGGTAGAAGGATTAAGGGCGCAGGTGGAAGCATCTAAGGCGGATACACGGGGCGACGAACTGGAAAATGTAAAAAATGGAATGTCTATCCTGATGGAACAAGTTGTCGAACCGCTAAAAAAAGAGATTAATGCGATACGTAAGGAACTGGCCCGACTTCGCCGGGCTGTTGAGAAAGTCAATAACTGCCATCATGTTGCTGCTTGCCCTGTGCGTATTGAGCTGCAGAGGGCCGAAGAATGCGAGCCGCGCTCTCGTGAGCCTACCCGGTAATCTTGTTACCGAACGACTGGTTCCGGTCTATCTGCCCCCGGATTCGGCCCTTCTGACCGCCTTGTTCGAGTGTGACAGCAATAACCGGGTTATCCTGAAAGCATACGACGAACTAAAATCGCAAGGCATGAACAGCCACCTGACGTTCGAAGACGGGCGACTGGATTACAACCTGGAAGCCGTACACGATACGGTTTATCTTCCGGCTAAGGATTCTATCGTCTATGTGCCACAGGAAGTCGAGGTGATAAAAGAGGTGAACCACATTACCTGGTGGCAGGAAACCTGGATGCGGATCGGGAAATTATCGCTTTCTATTCTGGCCATTTGGCTTGGTTTGAAAGGTGTTCAAAAACTATTAAAACATAATTAAAATGAGTTTGCCAAACGTAAACATAACATTAGGTAACGGCAATATTGGAGCTGTTACATTATCTGACGACGGTATTGCCGGATTGATTCTGACGGGTACGGCGGTTTCGTCTACACTGGAGCTTAATAAGGTTTATGTGATTGCCTCTACAGCAGATTTGAAGAAATTGGGACTGACGGCAGAAAATAATCCGTTGGCATATAAAGAGGTTCTGGGTTTTTATGAATCGGCCGGTGATGGCGCAGAACTGCATCTGTTGGTAGTTGACGCGGCAAAGACGCTGACTGAAATATGCTCAATGGAAGCCGGATCTCCGCTAAAAACGCTGATTGATTCTGCGGCCGGACGTATCCGACTGGTTGGTATAAACCGTAATCCGGATGCCGAGTACGAGCCAACCGTAACAAGCGGTATAGACCAGGACGTGGTTACAGCTGTAACAGCGGCTCAGCAGGTTGTGGAATCTTATTTGAAACAGATTGCCCCGTTTGTAGTCTTGCTTCCGGCCCTTGCCTGGAATGGTACAACCGACAGCTTATACCAACCACGAGAGGGGAGCCAGGACAGCGTGTCTGTTGTGATGGCCTCAGACGGAAAATATGGAGCAAGTGAATATTACTCGGCGGCTATCGGCAAAGTTTTGGGGCGTCTTGCCACTTGTGCAGTAAATATTTCGCTGGCCCGTGTCCGTGACGGTAGCCTAGTTGCGGACGGTTATCTGACAAACGGAAAGAAGCCTGAGGAAAGTTACAGTCTTTGGAACGCCCTGCATGATGCAGGTTATATCTTTTACCGCACCTATATAGGAAAGAACGGTTACTATCTCAACGATGATCCGACAGCCGTTGCAACAACCAACGATTATCATCGTTTAAGCTTAACCCGTGTAATCCAGAAGACCTTGGTAATATGTTACAAGACCTATATTGACGAAATACTGGACAGTGTGGCCGTTGATCCGGAAACCGGCAAGCTGCCGCAGCCTATATGTAAGTATTATGAACAGTTGTTGATTCGTGCCGTAAATACGAATATGGAAGGTGAAATCTCCGGATTTACTGCCTACATAGACCCTAATCAGGATTTGATTTCAACGAATGCGCTAAAAGTGCAGGCGAAGGTTGTACCTACCGCTTTACTCAAAGAAATCAATGTTGATCTGTCATTTGATAATCCTTTTAATAAAACAAGTGAGTAATGGCAAGTTTTAATTCAAAAGAATATGCGTGGATTGACGTAAATGTGGTATTGCTCGGCAAACCTGTAGCCGGGCTGCGTGCCATTGAGTACAAATCCAAACGGGCAAAAGAAGCCTTGTATGCAACAGGTAAAAAGGCACGTGGCATACAGATGGGCAAGAAAGAATACGAGGGAACGATTACTGTTTTACAGTCTGAACTGGTTGCCATGCATGCGGCCGCAAAAGCGAAAGGCTACGATGATGTAACCGACCTGGAATTTGATGTCATTGTTTCCTATATTTCGGAAACGGGAGTAGTACAGACAGACAAGGTTATAAATGCTTCCATTACGGAAGTTCCGAACAGCATTAAGGAAGGCGACCTGTATTCAGAACACGCGTTGCCTTTTATTGCCTGTGATGTAGAATATAATGTGGTATAACTATTATAATGTATTAAGCTATGAACGAAAAAGAAAACAACAAGACAATTACCCCCGAACAAATCGAAGCGTGGAAAAAGAAATGGGGCGATGTGTTCTGTGTTACAGTCGGCGACAAGGTTGCCTATTTGAAACGCCCCAGCCGCCAGGCACTCAGCGCGGCTGCCGTGGTCGGAAAAAACGACCCGATGAAATATAACGAAATTCTGTTGAATAATTGCTGGCTGGCGGGTGACGAAGAAATTAAGATCGACGATTCCTTATTCCTCGGCGTATCGGCGAAGCTGGGTGAACTGGTGGAAGTGAAGGAAGCCGAGCTAAAAAAGTTATAAGCCGGACGGGTATCGCCGACAGGCCCGGCTGGTTGCTGCTTGCGGACAGCCTGATCCGGGCCTACCTGCATATTGACCCGGCAACGCTAGGCGACGAAGAATGGGGTTTGCAGGTTACTTTGGCCGAATGGGTAAAATACGATTTTATTAAAAGCATGGGTGATTTATGGCAAACAAGATAGAATACATCTTTTCGCTCCGTGACCAGATCAGCGCGAAACTGGCAGGGATAACGGCCACCTCGGAGAAAACGAGGTCGGCCCTTTCCGGCGTACAGGAAAAAGTCAGGTCGGCGGAAGACGTATTCCAGGACACAGGAAAGACCATCGGCTCACTGAAAGCCCGGATAGACGCTTTACAGGCTGAGAAGGAATGGATACCGGCTGACAATCTTCCGGCCATAAAAGAATATAACCGTGAGATTTCCCGACTTACAAACGAATTGAACGAGTTGGAGACAGCTGCCGGTGGAGGTAAGTTTAAAAAATGGGCATCGGAAGCCTTCGACGCGATACCAGGGGCAAACCTTCTGAAAAATCCATTAGTTGCGGGAATAACCGCCGCCACCTTTGCGGGAAGTGCCGGCATGACCTTTGACGAAAACATGGCGAAGGTGAATATCACCGCCCAGTTGGACGAAGCCGGGCTGGACGATCTGAAAAAGCGATTGAAGCAAATCGCTGCCGACAACAAAACAGACATCCAGGTCGTACCGGTCGGCTTCGAGGCAATTAACTCACAGGTGAATGACGTTGAATTGTCCCTTTCCATATTGGATGCTGCTCTGAAAGGCAGCAAGGCGGGATTTACTGACCTGGATACTGTATCCGCGGCGTTAGCTCAGACGCTTTCCATTGTGGGTAAAGAAAATACAACGGCGCAGGAAGTGCTGGATACCTTCTTCGCTGCTAAGCGTGTGGGAGCCGGCGAGTTCGCCGATTTCGCCCGCTATATGCCGAACCTGATTGCCGGTGCCGACAATTTGGGTATCACTTACAAAGAGGTGGCCGGTACGTTTGCCTATATGACCGGTAAAGGCCAGTCGGCCGAACGCGCTGCTACATTGATGGAGAATGCTTTCTCTGTATTGGGGCGTGTGGATGTCCGGAAGAAGCTTTCTGCCGCCGGAGTGGATGTATTTGACGATACGGGTAAGATCCGGAGTGTAGTTGATATATTTACCGACCTGCAGAACGTATTGGGAGGGCTGAATGACGAACAGAAATCTTCCTTGCTGGAACAGTTCGGGCTGGTAGATAAAGAAGCCAAATCCGCTTTTTCTGTATTGATGTCCGACACTGAAAAGCTACGGGAATCCATGAACGACGTGGCAAACTCTACCGGAGAAACCACCGCCGCACTTGGTTATTCCCGAAATGCTGTGCAACAGGCGACCGAAGTGTGGAACCAGTTTAAGAATATCGGTTTGCAGGTTGGCGAAATCATATTGCCAGTGATTAGCGCGGGGCTGACTGTTGCCGGTGGCGTATTGGACGGCGTTTCAGTCGTGATGGATACAGTTATCGGTTTCTTCTCCGGCTGGTACGCATTGATTCAGCAAGGCAACCCGGTTATTATCGGGCTGACGACTACACTTGGAATCCTGACGGCAGCGATGGCCGTAAACTATGCCTGGACACAAAGGGCTGTCGTAATTGGTGGAATAAAAAAGGTGTTGGATATAACTCAAACAGCAGTAACGGGGGGATTGACCGCTGCACAGTTAGCATTAAACGCAGCGTTTATGGCCTCGCCGCTTGGTTGGATTGCAGCCGGTATCGGAGTCGTGATTGGTGTTGTTACGCTTTGCTGGCAGAAATTCGAGGGCTTCCGTATGGTAGTGCTCGGTGTTTGGGAGGTGATAAAAGAGTTCGGGCGGACCCTGTTCAACAGTATCGTCGCCCCGTTTCAAAAGATTCTTTCCGGTATCGGCAGCGTGGGTACGGCAATCGTTCAGTTGGTAAAAGGGAATTTCTCCGAAGCGGCCGAAGCCGCCAAACAGGGGTTCAAAGAAATCAGCCAGGGCGTTGTAACGTCCAATCCGGTTTCTATAATTACCCGCACAATCCAAAATGGCCATTATTCCACCGCTTGGGAAAAAGGCAGACAGGCTGGCCGGGACAGTTGGGCGGCATCCAGGGAGGATAAACAAACTCAGATCGTGGTACAACCGACTGAAACCACCCCATTGCAACCGACTTCCACCCCGATGGCAAGCCCGAACTTTGACAAGCTGTTGGCTTCGTTGGAGACCGGGAAGAAGGCAAGCGGCAAAAGCAAGGTGCTTGACCTGAACGAAACGCCGAGCAACCTCAGTGAATCGTCCGCTTATTCCGCCATTACCCAAAAGCTAAAACCCCGTGAAGTGTCATTGCTTCCTGAATCCATGCGTAAAGTGGCGGCAACTGTAGCGGTTCCGTTGGCGATGGCGGCAAGTCCGGCTGTGGCGGATGAAATACCGGTCCCGAATATCTCCGACGCATATAACGTAGAGAATATCCGGGAAACGAATAACACGTTCACCGCTGACAATAGTCGGAATTATAATAACAACGGTAGGACATATCAGATTGGTAAGGTATGCGATGAAGTGGTTATCCATGTCGCCAATACCGACCAGAAAGGCGGTGAAACAATCCGCGCCGAAATTTTGGGAATATTGGAAGAATTAAGCGAAGGTTAAGATATGGCAACGAAATACACAGTTAAAGAAGTGGCCCAGACGTTTAAACGGGTTAGCCAGTTCAACCTGGGCGATATGCTGCTCAACGTGATCGGTTATAAGGGGCTGCCTTATCCGGATGGTTTTATTCCTGACACGCCTAGCAAATATAAGGCGGACGGCTACGAATACCCCGGCGAACAGGCTTCGGAAAAGACCAGTTCCGACTTTGGTTCCACGCTCCGAAAGAAGGACGCACAGGGACGCTGGTATTTTATGCCAATCGTGCTGGAGCATAAAGGGACGGAGTACGAGATACCGAACGCTGTCATTTCCATCCGTGGAAAGAAAAGCATCGTGGAAACGGCAATGGTCGGCCGCAAGGGTACGGTCAAGGAGTTGATTTCGGTCGATGATTACGAAATACGCATCGCTGGTGTCTGCCTGGATGTGGATTTCCCCGACCAGCAGATCAACTCCCTGAATGATTTGTATAACATCAACGAATCGGTTACGCTCAAATGCGCCCTGACTGATATATTCCTTGATGAAGAGGATAAGGTCGTGATAAAAAGCATCGACTTTGCCGAAATGAAAGGCTGTGAGACGGCGCAGGTGTTCACGATGGAACTGGTAACAGACCGGAGTTTTGAATTAATACTGGAATGATATGTTTGCTTTGTGTTGTGAAATAAAAATCGGTTCGGTTTCTTTTAAGTCGGTGCACGACGTAAAGATAAAACGAAGCCTGTACGACCTGATGGCGACCGCTACAATCAAGGTCCCGGTGACGGCTGTGCTGAAACATTCCGGGGAACCGCCGACGCATATCGAGACAGCACAGGCTATCAAGATTGGTGACAAGGTAGAAATCAAGTTGGGGTACGACGGAATCCTGAACACTGAATTTGTCGGTTACGTGAAACGGCTTAATTACAAAGTCCCGCTTGAGATTGAATGCGAGGACGAATATTATCGCCTGCGCTCCCTGAACTGCGTATTCTCGAAAAAGGAAACAACGCTTAAAGACTGTTTGAACACCATTCTAACGGGAATCCAAATGGGCGAAGTGGTGGGCCTGACGCTGAAGAACTTCGTTGTAAATAACAAGCCAGGCAGCTGGGTTCTGGGTTATCTGAAAAAGGAATATGGCCTTGTGGCATGGTTCGACATAAACGGGAAACTCCATGTCGGTAAGGCTAACGACGTGAAAGGCGAAACGGTGAAATACCTGCTCCGTGAAAACGTGATCAGCGACGACGAATTGAAATACCAGTTGGCCGAGGACGTGAAACTGAAAGTAAAGGCTGTATGCTATTACAAGGACGGCACGAAAATAGAAGGCGAATTAGGCGAAGACGGCGGTGAAACGCGCACCTTTTACTATTACGACGTGAAAGACGCGGCGGAACTGAAAACACTTGCCCAGGAAGAACTGAAACGGTATTCGTTCGACGGCTACCGGGGCAAGATAACAACCTTCCTGCTTCCCTACGCCCTTCCGGGCATGGTGGCGAGCATCGAAGACAAAGTGTATAACGAACGGAGTGGCGACTACTTTATCGAAAGTGTGGAAACGTCTTTCGGGACAGGTGGAGGGCGTCGCACCGTTGAAATAGGTATCAAGGCATGAGTAAGGAAATGGAAGAATTACGCCGAAAGTTTCAGCAACGGTTCGGCGATGGCGGCGACCAGGTGTTCCAGGGGACTGTTACCGAAGTGAACGAGGAAGAATTTACCTGTACCATTAAACGTGATGACCTGGTGGACTATTTCGATGTGCGCCTTCGCGGTCTGGTGAACCCCGACTTGCAGGGCTTCGCTTTCATTCCTCGGCTGGATAGCACGGTACTTGTTTGCCGGATCGGGAAAAGCAATGAACTGTTCGTGTGCCAATTCACCGAGATAGACAAGATGATATTTACCGATACCGATTTGGAAGTAATCATCGATACCGAAAACATCGACATCAAGAAAGGTAAAAAGATAACCGTCCATGTGGATGCGGAAAAACTGGAGGTAACGAATGACAAGGTGAAGGCTCTTCATGAAGCAGACGCACTCACCATTACCGCCGACTCGACGACCGTTAAAACATCTACAGGCGGTGTGACTATCACCCGTGGTGGCTCAGGACTAAGGAAAACGCTGGAACAAATGCTGGACGGGATTTGTGCCCTGACAGTCCCCACGGCTGTAGGTCCGTCCGGCGTACCTATTAATATGGCGACATTTCAACAGATTAAGGCGGATTTGCCTAATTATATGGAGGGATAAATTATGGCATTAGTAAAAGCGA